AGATAAATGAAATAACCAATTACCTTCATTTAGTTTATTATCTAATTCAGGTTTATAACTAAAGTCATGATGATGATCTATATTAATCAAATTGTATTCATCATATCCATGTTCAAACATTGGATACATAGTGTGATGAACTAATGATGTAATTACATTAGTATGAGTATATAACAAAGGTATTATAAAACTTAACAACTCCTCTTGTTGTTTTAAAGAAAGTATCCAGTCACAATCTATTGATAATATATCAAGTTTTTTTATCATTATTTTGATTCAATACTTTCTGAAATACTTCTAAACCTTTATTAGTTACCTGTACAGTAATGTCTTGTACAATATCAGGTCCTTCTTTCTTCTCTTTATATTGTTCGCCAGTTTTTGTATTTCTATATGTTACTATAGTTGTACAATCTATTTTTGGTAAATTATCCGTTTTCATTCTGTCTATCTATTAAAGCATAACTTACAGCACCTGTTATTTCATTTGCTGTACCTGCTTGTACTTTAATAACATCTCCAGCCTCTAAATTCAAGGATTCTTTTACTAAATTTTCTGTGGTTTTATTTAATTGTGAGTGTGCTATTTCAACGTCAGAACCACCTGATTTTTTTAAATACAAATCTACATCAACATTACTGGCATTTGCATGACTAGCTTGTACCATTTTGACTATAGCAACTGACGTAGTGTTAATAGTTAACACTGTAGTTAAGTTAGTAGTTGTTAAATCAAATGTTTCGCTTTTATATTGTATTGTCATGACATGAAATAGTTAAACGCATCCTGTTCGTTTTTTAAATCCTGTTGAAAAGAAAAGTTTAATTGATTCTGTAATGTAGTCATAGACTCTAGTATCTGTCTTTGGTTCTCTACATCGTATTCTTGTTTTGGTTCAGGTATGTAATTAGTTACTTTAGCCATTAATAACCTTGTCTTCCTGTACTTCGTCTAGATGAGAACTGACCACTACCTGCGGATGTTCCTCCTCTATCTGCACGTGAGGTACTAAAACCACCTCTTTGATTTGTAAAATTTTGTTCTCTAGCACTTCTATAAACTTCAGGCATAGCTTCTTGAGCTCTTTCAGCTTGTTTACGTTCTCTCCTTCGCATCATATATTCTGCTCCAGTTCTTGATTGACCAAAATCTGTATTACGTAATCTTTGATTAAATCCAGATAATGATTCTAAACCACCTCTAAGTAAATTCATAGGTGTAGGAAGTTTTTGTAAAAATTCAAATAGTTTAGCAATACCTGTTCTAGTTTCTTTTATTTTGTTTATATCATCTTCATCATCGGGTTCATTAGCAACACCAAAAGAAGTGTCAAAACCTAATGAATCAGGTGCTTGACTCATGATGCCTAAATAAGGATTTACATTTTGTTTTGCTAAAAAAGTTGGATTTTCGTAAGGTTGAAAAGGAAGTATAGTTCCTACTCTTGGATTAAAGTCTGTAAATCTTGCTACACCATCTGTAGGTCTTAAAGGGTTGTTATTAAAATAATTTCTAAAATCTCTTCTTCTATCAAAATCTACAGGGACATTACCCGATAAATCATAACCTCCTGTAGCCATTGCATTGTCTATAAAACTTTTATTTCTGTATTCGTATCCTGGCCCCATTGCTTTAAGTAAATTAGATGTAGCAATATTAGAGGGAGTATCTTGATAAAGACCTTCATAATTAATCTGAGGGTTTGCCGATGCTTTTATAACATCCATTAAACTGTATATACCATCACCTAAATATGCCATTATCTTCTTCCGTCCGGTTGTGCATCAAGTCTTAACGTTCCATATCTCCACGTTTCACCTGTGCTATCGTTTTCTATTTTAACTGACACTAATCTTCCTCTAGCTCGAGTATCTACTTTATCAGTAGTTTTTGTAACTGTAAAGGGTCCAAGAGGAGAACTTACAGCCACATCGTCTGGGTAAGAACTTACAAATAAGGTAATTTTAGCATTGCCTTCTTGATATTTAAAATCAGGTATAAATCGTCTTACTGCCATAAAATATTCTCCATCACCTCTATAATCAGCAACACCAGTTGCTTGACCTAAAGCACTACGTCTTGATGTTATGTCCCAATCTCCAGATCGTATAAACGCAGGTATTGCAGTTGTTGATGTACTATTGACTTGATCGGTACCATTCTCATGTTCATAATAAATAGTAGCTCCATATCTATTTGTAATTCCTAATATATCAGGAAATACAGGGGTAGCTGTATCATTATAATCAGTGGCATAAGGAAGATTAAACACTCCTTGATCAGCGTATGTTGTTCTATCTAAAGATGATGTTGTCCATACATTTTCAGAATAATTATAAGTTACACATCTATCTATTTGTTCAGATCCTGATTTTGGATAAAACCAATTTACTTCTGTATATAAATTATTTGGACCTGCAAAGATAACATCTCTTGCATTAAAGTTCAGTCCTAAATTATTTCCATCTGTACTAAAAACAAAATCTTCAACAAGACACGATAATGATTTTACTGTTCCATCAAACGCAAAAAATCCACCCTGAGATCCCATCCAAAATACAGTACCATTAACAAAGGTAGCTGCATGTTGGCCAATACATCCACAATTGGTACCAACCTGTCTAACACTAAAGGTAAACGGTGGACCAACAAATTGAATAACGTATGCAGCAAGATCAGTTATAACAAACACATAATCTTTACCTTGAAGAGCTGCTCTTATTTCATTACCTGTGTCTAATCTAAACGTACCAGCAGTGTTGGTAGCTGTTGGTGTGTATGTATTTAAATCTTCTTGATTAGAAAATCTTACAAACATTGGATCTTGGGTTGTTGGATCACCAATAGTTGTTTCTGTTCCAAAGTGAAATAAATGTCTGTCTCTATCTGAGACTAATGTAAATCTAGTGGTCGTAGGATTATTTGTTGTTTGAAAATTTGTAGTTGTAGCTGACGCTCTGATTCCTCTAGCACCGGATGCACCTGCATCCCATGTAAAAGTCTTACCATTAAATATTGTGGCAACAAGAACTTGGCCATAATTATCTAGACTCCAGTTTCCTGGATCTAAAACTACTGAACTTGTAGATCGTTCAGTACCCCAAGTTTCAAAACCCCAAGTAGATGTGCCCCATCCATAACCAGTAGTTTGAGTTGTTGGTCCAACTTCAACATAAGGATTAACTGTAACTGCTCCTGCTGCAGCCATACCTGTTCCTCCTTCAGCACGTGATGCTTGAACAGTAAATTTATCTATATCAGGTACAGTTAAAATTTCGTAAACCTGTTGTAGTTCTGTTGGTGTAAAATCAGATGCCCCTGTTACAGTCACCGATGAAAGAGTCACATATCTTCCCACAGCTAAACCATGAGATCCTTTATTAATAGTGACTGTACTAGATCCATTAACTGTTGTTAATGTGCCTCCAGTGATTGCTGTATCTAGGGGTGTAATGTCATAAAAGTCATTACCATAAAATAAAAATAAACCTTGTGATGTTCCAATAGCTGAATATTTTTCACCTTCAAAACTAGAAAATGCAACTTGTGCTCGGGCAGCTCCAGGTAAAGTCTTATTACCGGCAGTTAATTGTAGCCATCCTCCTATTTTTTCAGGTAATCCGTATCTAAATCTAACAAAATCTCCATCTGTCCATTGGCCTTCTGCCCCTGATTCAGTGTCTTGTTTATTAAATCCTGCTTTAAATTTTAATTTCTGTAGCATATAAAATCTTATATATCACTTATCTCAATTATGGAAGAGAGATATTTATAGAGACTTTATAACATAATTAATGGATATACGCCAGTAAGGTATTCTTTGATTAGGTCCTACACCTTCATGTATTTCGTTACTTTTAAATATTAAAAATTTACCAGGCTCAAAATCTATTTTATTTTCTTCAACTTGTAGAGCTCCTCCCCATTCTTTTGACCATTGTGGAGTTAAAAAACCTAGAATAGTAATTGCATCACTTTCATCTGAATCTACATGAAACTCAGTTAAAGAAGTTTCATTTTTTGCACCTAAATGAATTCTTTGAATATGACGAGGTAATTCATAATTATATTTATTGTAAAAACTTATATTTATTCTTTCATATAAAGAAGTAAAATATCCATTCCAATAGTGATTAAATACATTTTTATTATCTTTTACTACTAAACCAGGGAAAGTACAGAAGTCTCCACCTGAAGATGATCTAGCTAAATTCCAATCATTACAATTTATTAGACCATTATACAAATTGAATAATTCTTTCTTTAATAAAATGTTGTCTACGTATTTAATTTTTGTCATAATTATAAAATATATTTATTGTATATCTTGGTGAACTTTTTCCCAGTGCTTGTAAATCAGTATGAACATTATTTTTTCCATCAAAAAATAAGGCTCTGTTATTTACAAAACCTAAATATGTATTTAATTTATTTTTATAATAAAATCCAGTTCCGTTATATACAAGTTCATCACCTTTTAAATATAATATAAAATTATAATCTTCCTTATCTTCGTGTGACATAACTTTTTTAAAATTGTGTCTTAAATGATAAGACCCTTTATTAACTTTTAAATTAATGTTTGGAAAAAATTGTTTTTTTATTTTTTTAAAAAACCATTCATTTTTTAAATTTCTTTCAAACTCATGTCTAAATCCATAATTTCCGTCGTCATTATTCATTGCTTTATAACTTATATTATTTAAATTATTAAGCAAAATGCTTAATTCTTTTTTATTTAAAAAGTTATCTTTTATCTGTATTGTAGGCAACATTAGATATTTCTTTCTTTATCATATTTATAAAAATTAATATAAAATTAACTTTTTTTCAAGGTAAAAATATGATATAGCGCATTCTAATTATGAAAGGAAAAACAGTTAATATAAATAATTTTATCGGAATATATGACAATTACATTACTGATCAAGAATGTAATAAAGCTATTCAATTATATGAAGATCAAAATAAATTTAATAATACAGTAAATCGAATTGGTTTTGAACAATCATCCATATTACATAAACAAGATCAACAATTCTTTGCTAATTCTTCTAACGTAGATGTGTGGTGGGAGAATTTAAAAACTATGATGCATAATTATAATTTAGCATTTAATCATTATTCTAAAAATGTAGGAGCTACAGAAGCTTTTGGTAATGTAGAGGCTTTTAATTTTACTTGTTTAAAAATTCAAAAAACTTTACCAACAGAGGGTTATCATGTTTGGCATCTTGAACATGGTAAGGGTTATGAAAATGAAGCAAGAGCTTTTGTCTTTTCTATATATTTAAATGACGTAGAAGATGGAGGTGAAACAGAATTTTTACATTTTTCAAAAAGAGTAAAACCAAAAAAAGGCAGAATAGTTATATGGCCAGCTTCTTTTCCATACGTGCACAGAGGTAATCCACCTTTATCAGGTGAAAAATATATATTAACGTCTTGGATGATGTTAAGGTAATGTCGTTTGATCATAAAATAACTGATCTTAAATTTCACATAAACGGATTAGTACCCAAACATGTGTGTCAACATTTTATTAATTTTTATGAAAAAAATATTGAATATATATATGAAGAAATAAGTTATAAATATATTACAAAAAAATATGAAAAGGATAACTATCATTGTATTAATTTATCAGAGCTTTGTGCTAAAGATGATAAATTTAAAGAACTACTTGATCTAGCTAAAAAATATATAGAAATTATGATTACAAATTATGAA